TTTTTTATTTTTTTTATTTTTTTATTTTATTATCTTTCTTCAACTTTTGCACCAAATTCATTAATTAATTTTTTAGCATCAGATTCACGTAGTTGAACACCATCTGGATTAAATACTACACCTGATGCAGATGTTAATTCTATCAAAAGTCTATATTCACCGTTTCTAAAATGTAAAACAGTTAAATTTGCTTCACATTTTTTGTCAGTATAATTTTCAAATTGTTTTAAATTTTTCATATTTTATATAATTTTTTATTTTAATGTGTTTTTATGTTGCATACTTTACTCGTTTTATAGTGTTTTCTGAGATTATATATTAATTAAAAAAACTCATTTTTCGGCAGTTTTATTTCAATTAAAATAATTTATATATAGGTTAAATTAAATTTTTCTTATGAAACACATCAAAACATTTGAAACATATTCTTCATTAAATATCTCTCTTGATGGTAAATCTAAGATGAGAATAAAAATAGGTGATGAGTTGATGTCTGGTAGATTTAAAAATAAGAAAATTAAAGTGAGTGATATAGGAATTAATAATAAAGGTGATATAACAGTCAATCATAAACCATTCATAAAAATGAGAAAAAAGAAAAAAGTTTAACTTTATAAGTTAAACTTTTTTGTGTCTAATTCTAATCTCCAATCAGTATTAAAAAAATCTACTATATTTTTTACTTTATATGTATATTTTTTGTTAGATCCGTTTAATTTAAATGTTGCATAAAGTGCATAATTTTGTCTTGATTCATCAATTTCACTGTGCAAATTTAAATATTTTATTTCTGTGTTATCTTTTGTTATAATAGTACCATTAAAACTTACTATTGTTAGTAAATCATAGTTGTCATATTCACCATTATAAAAATAGTAATATTTATCATATACTCTACAATTTAAAAATATTGGTTCTACTATTATATTTTTGCCTGTCTCGTCAACTAATCCTTTTTTACTTGATTTATTATCTACAATTTCAAATGTTTTTTCTAATGGTATTCTAAATGTTGGTATTCTATATTTAAATTTATTATCCTCAATTGATTCACCAAAAATAATATTCATGTCATTATCAACTATTATAATATCATAATATGCTTTCCTATTATTATTTACAATATAATATATTGTTAAATAATTATTTAATTTTTTGCTTTTATCAAAAAATATAGCATCAGTTAGATCAAGCTTACCTTGTGATTCTATCTCTGATGATTCTGTTAATTTAAAAAATTTAAATTTTTTTATCATTTATAAGTTAAATTTTTTTATGTCTATAAGTAAATTTAATTCTTCTTCACTTATTTTTTTCCAATCCCATGTAAAATGATAATTATCGAATATCCAAAAATGATTTTTTTCTAATATACTAAATTGTTTGTAAGTAATATGAGAATGTCCATATATCTTTATGTATTCCATTTTATTGTTATGAAATTTTTTATCTTCATAATAATAAATATCATATGATATATTATTTGCATCTAATAATTCTTTTGCTTTTTTATATTTTTCTATCTCACTATTTAATTCATAATCCACTCCATAATGAACAGGATTATTAACTATATTGTTTTTATCATTTTCAAATTTTTTAATATATTTCATTATTCCATATTATTTATTTCGTTGTCTCTATTTTCTTCTTTCTCTTTCATTATTTCTGCTTGTGTTCGTTTTTCTAATAGATTATGATACCAATAAACTCTATCCAATTCTCCTTTATGTTTGGTTGTTTCTGATGGCTTCTCAACACCAAGAAAATCCCAATCTATTGAATCATCATTATCACAAATTTCATAATCTTCAGTATTAACAGTAAATACCGGATAATATGTATTAATATCTAATGATAATTTAATTGTTATTGTATCATCTGATGCTAAATTTATTTCTCTTGGTATTTCAATACCACTCTCAGATGGTAATTTAAAAAATGCATCTATTTTCATTCCAAAATAACTAATATTAAAAAATCTATAATTATATAGAACATCCAATAATTTAGTGTAGCAAGTAGTAGCCTCCCATTCATTATCTAATTTTATTGTGACATCAAAATTAAGAGAAATGGGAACGGCTTTTGTTGCACTAACTATGCTCCTAAAATTATCATTAATTTTGCTTTCTTTTGATAAATATTGATTTGGATTGGCAAATTCATCATCTCGCTGTGAACCACCTTTAAATGATATAATTCCTCTTTGTTTTTGATCAGTATTTAGCTCAACTCTAGTTGTTGCAATATCATCAACAAAAGCATCTAACATAAATCTTTCTTGTCCTGCATATGCATTATAAAAAGGTATTAATACTCTTATTTTTTTACCATCAGCATATCTATTTATCCATCTAATTTTGGTACCTAATACCTTTACTAGTGCTATTGATGTCATTCTTATAAAATTATCATCATAATTGTAAACTTCATCTATATTCATTTAAATTTTTTAATTTTACTTATATATAAAAAATATACAATTTAAATAAACTTTTTATTTTATACATTATATATGGTTATATGAAATATCAAAGATCCTTTGTGATAGCAGTAAATAATACTAGTTATATTGTAGAAAACAATAAAAATGAATATGGTTATTTTTATTTTAGAACTAATATATTAAAAAATGCAAAAATTTGGAAATATAAAAAAACTTGTGATAATATAATAGAAAACATATTAATAAATCCTGACACATCAAAAAAATATATTAATAAAAAAAATGAGTTAAGTGTTCTAGAAATAACAGACAAAAAAATATTAAGATTTTTAAAACTTAAAAAAATAAATAAAAATTATGGTAATATTAAATCCTGAATTATGTATAAGTAAATGGAAACCAATAATAGATAATATAAACATTAAAAATCAAAAATTAGTCAAATATTATAGTATATACTTAGAATGGTTGTATTGTTCATCAAATGAGTTTAGACAAGATGGTATTTATAAAGATATTAGTGATGAAGTAAAAGAATTGAATAAAAGAATAACACAATTTTCATCTTATAAAAAAATTGAAATGTACTTAAATGAATTAACTGGTAACATAGAGTATTATATTGGTGGTAAATTCTATAAAGAAAGTGAAATACCATTATCTGAAGAAGCGATAAAAAGTGTATTTTGTGATGAATATTATAATTTTTTAAATAAACAAGATTTAATTTAAAAATTAAAACATTCATATAATATATTCATATAATAGATATAAATTATAAATTATAAAGATATGAAAAATGATATGTTTTGGTATAAATACCAACCTAAAAGCTTAAAAAACATTATATTATTACCAAGAGTAAGAGAGATAATCAAAAATGGATTAACTGCGAATATGATATTCTACAGCGACACTCCAGGTACAGGAAAAACAACATTAGCTAAAATATTATGTAAAAATACAGATAATATTGAATTTAATGCATCAAAAGATACTAGTGTTAATATATTACGTGATCAATTACAAAAACATTGTAAGAGTTTAAATCCATTTATGGGTAAAGATGCACAAAAAACTATATTTTTAGATGAGTTTGATGGTGTTTCTTCTGAATATGAGAAAGCAATGAAAGGTTTTTCAGATACATATCAACACGTTAGATTTATTCTAACAACAAATTATATTCAAGATATTGATGATAAAATTCTATCAAGATTTATTAAAATAGATTTTAATCCAAAAAATAAAGAAGAAGAAGAATATTTACAATCTATGTATCTTAAATATCTTAAAGCAATAGCAATTAATAGTAAGATGACTATTGCTGATGATGAAATTAAGAAAATTATTATGCTAAGTTTTCCTGATTTAAGAAGTGCTACACAAAAATTACAAGAAGTTTATATTACAAAAAATACAGATCAGTTCAAATCATTAAGTTCATCAAGTTATGATGATATATTTGAATTTATGTTTAATGGAAGAAATAATGTTGAAGAAAATTATAATTTTGTATTAAATAATTTTCAAGATAGCCCATTAGAATTAATGAAAGCACTTGGAAGACCACTATTTAATAGATTGATATTGTTAGATAAAGAAAATGTTATAAAACAAGGTGCAACTCTTATTAATACACAAAGATCATATAATGAAAGATACACAGAAACAATAGATCCAATTATTCACTTAATTTCTTATGTAACTGATATAAAGGAAACATTAAAAAATATATAATGAGTGATACAATATTATATAATATTTATAATATATCAAATAATTGTTATATATCTAATGATAAATATTTCATAGATTGTTATTTTTATTTGGACAATAATTATATGAAAGCACTATCAGAATTAAAAATAAAATTAGAACAAATTGGATGTATTTATGGTGAAATAAATCCAGAAGAATATGTTGGTGTGAAATTACCAAAACTTTCTCATTCTATTATAAATATAAATGGAGGATTAATAGAATTAAGAAAATTAAAATTAAAAAAACTAGATGGTTATATTATAACTAATCCTCATAATATTAAAATAACTATTAAAATTTTAAATACACAAATAGGTAAAATAATTAGAAATATTATGGACAACGATATTAACAATAAATTTAAAACATATTTGCATTGCGCTAAAAAAATTGAAAACAATGAAATATTAAAAATTTTCACATTGAATATTGAAGCATAAAAAATAATATAAAATGATTTATAAAGAAAAACAAAAGAAAAATGGAGTCAAATTATTGAAGGTTTAGATAAAGATAATATTGATTTTGATAAAGAACAATCAAGAAATATGTTAAGTTGTGGAGTAATAAAAGATGAATTGAGTGATTGTTCTGTTTCTGATTTTAATAATATTGCTTTTCCTCTTGTGCGTAGAGCATCAGCAGCAACACTTGCTATGGGTGGAACAAGAAAATCAAAAATACAGCAATTAAAAGAAGATAGAATAAATAAGCTACGTAAACTTAACGGTGAAGCACCAAATATAAAATTACCAGATGATGTGATAATAGATGGTTTAGTTTCTGTACAACCAATGACAACACCATCTTTAAATTTAATGTATTTTGATTTTAAATATGATTTAGATGATTCAGATGATTTAAAAGAAAAAGTAAATGTGATTAAATTAAACAACAAAAAGAAATTAAAATATATACTAAAAAATAATAAAAAATAATATGGATGATTTAAAAATTTTTAAAGAAAAAATAATTAATGATTATATTTATAATAATATAGATTTGACTCATGCAGGTTCAAAAGAACTAAAGCTAGGATTAAGAACAGTTTTAGGTGAGGAGCCAGCAGTTAAGTTTGTATATAAAGAAAATATGAAAATTAATGAAACAAGTGGTATAGTAGAAAGAGGACAAAACGAATTGGAATCAATAGAAATATATTACACATATATAGGATCTGATAATAACCAAAAAGCAGGACATATGAAATATATTATCAATTAAAAAAAAGATAGTTCAATTAAATTGAACTATCTTTTTTATTTTAAACAAAACTATATATTATCAATATATAAAAGAAAAAGAAAAATATGATTAAAATTAATTTGATCATTGATGGGAATTATTTACTTTATAAATCAGTTTTTATATTACATAAAATGAAATCACTTTATGTTGATTTAGAAACACTATTATTAAAAGATTATAATAATCTCACTAATGAATATCCATTCAAACATATTTACTTCATAAGCGATAGTAAATATAATTGGAGAAAAAAAATATATGCTGAATATAAAGGGAAAAGAAAAAAGGACTCTGATATTGACTGGGAATTTGTTTTTGATACATTTGATAAATTTAAAGAAAGTATAAAAAATAGGCATAATTGTCTATTATACCAAATTGAACCATTTGAAGGTGATGATATAATAGCTCATGTAGTTAATAAATCTAATAACGAAGGATATTCAAATTTAGTAATTTCAAATGATGGTGATATACATCAATTATTAAAATATAGTACAACTGATGAATATATCAATATGATGTATAATCATAAATTTCAAGATGAAAGATTGTTTGTGCCAATAAATTATAATATATTTTTAAAACACATTGAAGATAATACATCTGGAGATATATTTAATCTTGATGATGAGAACACTGAATTTATCAATTATTTTGATAAAATAACATACAAAGCTAAAATAACAACAATAAACGATGAAGAATCTTATTTCAAAAAGTTAGTTTCTGGTGATACTGGTGATAATATTATGAGTGTTGTTAAGGTTACAAAAGATGGTAGAGGTATAGGTGATACTGGATCACAATCAGTTTATGATATGTTTAAAATAAAATATCCTAATGTTATTGATTTTGATTCTGATACATTTATTGATGAACTTTGTGATATATTATCTATTTATAAAAAGAATAAAGATGTTGAATTTAAAGAAAAAGTGACAGAAAATATAATTTTCTCAAGAAAATTAACAAGATTAAGTAGTAACTATCTACCAGATGATTTAGAACAAGTCTTACTTGATAATGTAAAAATTTAAAAATTAATTAAAACTTGATTGTAAAATCAAGTTTTTTATTTTATATATATTCTATTATAAAAATAAATTCAATTTATGAAAATTAAAAAATTTAATGAATCTTATTATATAGATGATTTACATGATATAACATTATATCCAGAATCTAGTTTATCTACTGAAATATATAATTTTATAGAGGAATTTAGTTCTTCTGCTGACGATGGAATTATTGGATATATTTCCACTACTGCTACAAATTACAAAATAAAATTAACAGAATATAAGAATATATTTGATAATAAAAATAAATTAATAAATTTAGCTAATATGAAAAAACTAAAAAATCTTCAAAAATTTAGTTTATTAGAAAAAGAGATTCATGACATAGAAAATAGAGTTGAAAAATTAATGATATTAAAAAATAAATTATTAACTAAATCTTATAATGAACTTTTTTATAAATATCAAGAGGATTTATTGTTAAATGATTCTAATAATTTTTACAATATTTTTTTAAAAGATAGTATTGAATGGAATGACAGTAATCCTGATAATATTGAAGATAATATTTATGGTGAGATTCATCCAGACATATTAAAGAAATATACAAATAAAATAGATGAAATTTCAGGTTATTATGTATCATCAAAAAAATTTAATTTATGAAATATTTAAAAAAATTCGAAAATATAAATGAACCAAAAATTGGTGATTATGTAATTTGTGTAAATTATGAGAATACTGATTTAAAAATTTTAGATGATTTTCTTTCTTCCAATATTGGAAAAATAGTACGTGATAAAACAAATGTAGAAAAATTTAAATATAGCATAAAATTTGAAAATATACCAAAAAATCTAAAGGGGTTTACTGAAAACGGTGTAGGTGATGAAATCATATTTAGAAGTGATGAAATTGCTCATTTTTCAAAGAATAAAGAAGATTTAGAACACATTATTGATGCAAATAAATATAACTTATGAAATATATAAAAAAATTTAACGAAGGTATTAGCAAATATGTAAATGTAGATTACAATATAGTAATTAGAGATTTAAATGATAATCCTACTACTTTAATAACTAATTTTAAAATAGTAAAATCTGAAGATAAGAAATTAGAAATAAAAGCTAAGGGTTATATTAAATCAACTTTAAATGGAAATACTGATGGTAAAGTTAAAACAGCATGGATAGAATTTGATGATTTTCAAGATAATAAAACTAGAACTGTTTGGAATAAACAATTTGAAAATGGAAATAAAAAAATCAAAGTATATTATTAATATATAACAAAAAAAACAATAATAATATGAAAAAATTAAAAGATTTTGAAAGTTTTGTAAATGAAGCATCAATAAATGGTGGTACAGCACAAGGAGTTGATGGTTATCAATCACCAGAACAGAACAAAACAATAGCAACAAATATAATTAATGTTATTCATCCAGCTTTAAATAAAGCTGGTTTTAAGGTGAATGTGGATATGAGTGGAAATGATCAAAAACCAAATTTAGATAAAATATCAACATCAACAGATAAATTAGCACTTATTACTACCAATTTTGCTGTTGGTTGGGATGGTAAAAATAGAGCAGGTGGAATTCATGTCTATGTAAATAAAGAAAATTTAGATTCTTTGCGTGTCACAATAAAAAATATTGATCACCCATTTGTTAAAATGGGAGAAAAAGCATGGACGATAAATACTACAACAACTGTACCTTGTCTTATAATTTATGATGATGGTGTTGATCAGCCAATAACAACAACTGAAACTACAACAGTAGCACCAGTAAAACCAACAACAACTGAAACTACAACAGTAGCACCAGTAGCATAAAAACAAAAGCAGCAATTAACTTGCTGCTTTTTTTATTATATTTGTTGTAGAATATCCTTTTGTCAAATCAATTGTTTTTACTTCACCACCTATTTCAATCACAAAATCATATCCAACAATATCTTCCTTTTTATAATCACAACCCTTTACTAACACATCAGGTTTAATGTGTTCAATTAATTCTAATGGTGTATAGTCATCAAAATAAATAACAGCGTCAACAAAAAGTAATGCAGATAATATAAATGCTCTGGAATTTTGATTATTAATTGGTCTCAATTCTCCTTTTAATCTTTTTACTGAATTATCAGTATTTAAACCAACAATTAATATATCACCTAAGTCTTTTGCTTTTGATAAATATTCAACATGTCCTCTGTGTAACAAATCAAAACATCCATTTGTAAATACAATTTTTTTATTTTCTGATTTCCAAATATTTAATTGTTTATTGATAGTATTATTATCATAAAATTTTGTTGTTATATAATCAATGTTTGTCATTTTTATTTTATTTTATTTTATTTGTATATATAATAAACAATTCGTCTTATATTTTATTTAATATTTGTAATTTAATTTTTCTAATATCTATAAATTGTTCATTGAATCTTTCGATATTAAACCCGCAATGTATATTATTTTTAATAACAAATATATTATCACTATTTTGTTTATAATAACAATAAATATCATTTAACTTAAATCCATAAGAAAATACATAATTATCTTCTAATATACAAATCACTTTTTTCATATTATATTTTATTGTATAAAGATAAACATTATTATTCTATTATTTTTCATTTTAATAATATTTAACAAAATATTTTAAAAGATATTTTTGCATATGAATTTAAAGTATTATCTTTGTGCAATAAAAAACATAAATATGACAGAAGAAACATATTCTTTATCACAATCAATAAGAAATCATGAAGGATTTTTAATAAATACAAAATCTCTACTGGAAGAAATTAGTAGAAATAAAGATATCTATACACCAGATGATGAATTTGTTATATGGTTTAAACAACATCTTCGTGAATTTAAAAATGATGTAGAATCAACTTTAAAAGAACTCATATTAGAAAAAACATATGAGAATCAAGGACTAAATCCACCATATTGTTATAAAACATTCAAATGACGCATCATATTATTGTTATTACAGACAAATTAATAAAAAAATGTACTATTATTAATAATGGTGCTTGTGTAGGTAGTACATGGTGTGTTGATTATTGTAAATATGCATAGAATAGTAAAAAAATACATTACAAAAATTGTGCAATTATTAAAATAGAATTTGACTGTAATTTTGTAACAAGAAAAGAGAAATTAGAAAAATTAAATAACATAACAATAGATTAAATATGGGTAACTGGATTCATAATGAAATAACTGATGCTGAATTGAAAAAATTGGTTAGTAATGTATATGATGGTAGTGTATTTACATCATTACAATGTAGAAATAATGCTATGTCATCATTTATGGTATTGATGTTTCTTGGTACACCACCGATATTTCCAACCTTAACAGGAGATATAAAAAAAGACAGAAAAAATAAACTTAATCATATCACTGATAAAGAAATATATGAACAAGAAACTCCGCAAAGAGAAGCATATATTAATAATATTGGTATGTGTTATGAATTTATGAGTAAAGCAGGACCAAGTTCTATCAATGGTATGCCAATATTTTATAGTTGTAAATTATTATCGAAAGAAGATACCAAAAAATTTATTGACATGTATAATAAATACGTAAAAATGAGAGAAGATTTCGAAAAAGATTGGACAACAGATGAAAAATAAAAACGGTATAGATTACGGTGAATTATCAAATAGTGATATATCAAACTTAGATAAAAAAGCATATTCTGATTATTATAATAAAAACTTTTCGTATAGTGAATTGGAATATGAATCTATTATTGAAATAGATGATGGTGAACCACTATCTTATAATGAATGGTATGATAATATTACAATACATCAAAAATATATAAATATATATTTAAGAAAACAAAAACTTATTAAAATAAATAAAAGCTGCAATTAATTTTGCAGCTTTTATTTTTTATTTGAATAATTCAAATTTTATAATTGAATTATCATCTTTTTTATTTTCTTTTATTTTAGATACTTCTTCTGAATCATCTTCTTCCTCAATAATAGGAACATTTTTTTCAAAAATGGATTCCAATTTAGATAAAGTTGAATTTGTTTCTACTATTTCTTTTTCTATTCTTTTTTCTATTATAGGTTTTGATTCAAATTTAGCTTCAGTAACTGATATACTTGGTTTGTTTTTAGATGATTGTTGAATTTCAGAAATCATTTCTTCAATTTTGACTGATGCTTTTGTTTTTATTTCAAAATCATCATTCCACACAGGAAAATACAAATCTTCAGATATAATCTCAAATTTTATTTTACCGTGATCACCTTTTTCATATATTGTCAATTCTGGAATCTCAAATTTACAAACTCCATCTTCAATCTTACCAATAAGTAACACATTCTTATTTTCCTTTGTCATCAATATAAGTCTAGGCTCAACGCTATTGACATTTATACCTTCACTATTTATTTTAAATTTTAAAATATCATTTTCTTTATTGTTGAAAAATTCCATACTATATTAATTATTTTTATATACTATATATAATTATTTTTTTTTAAATTTTGACATCTTTAAAATTATATATAATCATAAATAACTAAACATTTTTAATGGCTATATGTAATTTGTTGTTTAATAACTACCTTATTAATGATTCTACTAGTAAATATTGGATATATTTTACAGATATAAGTGGACAATCATTTGGTACTAGCACAGCAATAAATATTAATGATGCTGATAACAATCCAATTAAAGGTGATGTTTCAGGTAGAACTTCTATATATCACACATTTGATTATACTGGTAATACACAAGGTGGTCGTGTACCGAACACTGATGTACAATACACTGCTGTTGCAATTGGTCAAAATATAGCTAGATATGTTATTGTAACTGGTGTTATCACTAGTGGAGAAACAATTATAAATTTTAGTCCAGATAAAGATTGGAATAATTCAGGTTCTACAATAAATGGTAGTTCTGGTACTTCTGGTACATCAGGACAAAATGGTACTTCTGGTACATCTGGTGGCGGAAGTGGTGATCCAATTATTGAAATTCCTTTAACTGGAATACAAGATACCAATAATAAAAATTTCATATTATCAAGTGGAATAACAAGTCAAACCCAAATGTTTTATTATAATGGACAATTACAAAAATATGGAGGTGATTATACAGTTTCTGGTTTAACTTTAACATTAATTATTAAAAAACCGTCACCTACTGATGTGTTGACACTATTTGGTAGTGTAGGAAATGGAAACATATATGGAACATCAGGCACTTCTGGAGTAGACGGAAAAGATGGTACTGGTGGAAGCGGAACTCCAATTATAGAAATACAATTGATTGGAAATCAAGATAATAACAATAGAATATTTATATTATCAAGTGGAATAACAAGTCAATCTCACATGTTTTACTATAATGGACAACTACAGACATATAATGGAGATTATACAATTTCTGGTTTGACATTAACTTTAATACTTAAAAAACCATCACCTACTGATATTTTAAGACTTTTTGGTAGTATTGGAACAGGTGTGATTATAGGAGGTGAAGCTAATACAGCATCAAATATAGGTACAATAGGACAAGGATTATTTAAAGATAAGTTAGGTGTAGATTTAAGATTTAAGAAAATAAATGCATATTCTGGACTAACAATAATTGATAACCCTACTAATAATACATTAGACATATTTATGAATTCTGTACCTGGTTCTACTGGTACATCTGGTACATCTGGTACATCTGGTACATCTGGTACATCTGGTACATCTGGTATTTCAGGAACATCAGGAAAAGATGGTTCTAGTGGAGTATCAATATATGAAACTATTGGATTTATGATAGATAATAATTCTACTATTATAAACACAGGGTCAAAAGGTTATAAAAAAATAGATTATAACTGTACAATTATAGAATGGACACTATTGTGTAATTTAAGTGGAAGTTGTGAGGTTGATATTAGTAGGACAACATATACTAATTATCCCACAATGTCTGGAATAACTGGTGGAAATTATCCCATCATTACTAATAATATAAAAAACACATCTAATATATTAACTGATTGGTCAATAAATCTTAATGATGGTGATATATTAGAATTTAACTTAAATTCTGTAACAAACATGACTAAATTATCATTCTTTATAAAATTGCAACGAATATAATACATATAATAAATATGAGAACATTAACAGAACACATTTTTAATGTGACAACAACAGTAATAACTATTGTATGAAATGATAAAACACAAAATATAGTTTTAAAATAATGAATGATATAGTTATTAACACATTTAATTTTTTGAAAATATAACTAATAATATTGTAATAACATCTTATAATAATATTAATTTTGGTAATATTAAATTTTCTTAAAATATTACAAACACTATTAGTATTACTTATTATACAGTAATTATGTTTGCTTTAGAAAATTACACTTATATTATACCAATAGAAAATATAAAATTAATATAAGTATTTCAAATATATATTATTTATATATAA